AGCAGATGGGCTAGTGATATGAAAAGTGACTCATGGCTTAGTAAAAATACAAGACCTATGACACTTATATTTTTAACATTGGCAATGACAATATTTATAATACTAGATTCAACGGTATTATTAGAAATAAAAACAGGTTGGGTTTCATTATTAGAAGCCTTACTAATCACAGTTTATGTAGCGTACTTTGGAAGCAGAGGCGCAGAAAAAATAACAAAAATTAAAAAATAAAAAATGGCAGGAAAAGTCGAAATAGACATAGCTGGTTTAGAAGGTAATGAAGCAGCTCAACCAAGAGTTTTTGCACATGATGCAGTATCAGTTATAGCTGGTGATGTATCTGCAGCGACAGCAAGTAGTATACCTCTAGAAACTGATCTTGAGAGTTTAGCAACAACTAATCCAACAGACCAGAATCCAGGTTGGGTTGAGATAAAAGCTACAACAAGTGGTAGTGGTACCGCTGTTGTTTTAAGAGCGCAGTTTACAGGTGCAGCAACTTCTGCAACTTGTGCTTATGTAGAATGCTTAACAGCTCAAAATAGTGGTTACGCAAATGGTGACACTTTAACTATAACAGCTGCACAGCTTAATGCTTTTTTAGGTTCAGCAAGCACTACAAATTTAGTTGTAACTTTAAATACTTCTACAATACCTTTAGTTCAAAAAGGTTTTCCTTTAGTACCAACTCCTACAGCTAATGTAACAGAAGTTGTATCAAGAGGAGCTTGTATATATGCAGGTGTAACGGCTGATATAGAGGTTAAACTAGAAAGTGGTAGTGTAGTAACTTTTAAAAATACTGCAGCTGGATCATTCTTACCAATATTAGCTCTTGAAGTTAAAAGTGTTTCCTTAGCCACTGGTACATTAAATGATGGTGAAATATTAGGGTTGTTCTAAATGAAAATATCTTTAGGATATACTATTCCAAATAGGGTAAATCTACCTGGTCAATCAGGAAGTATCACTCCACCGTCCCCACCGACTAATTTTATAGAATTAGAACCTAATTTATTTTTAATAGCACTAGAGTCTGATTTATCAGATTTGGTGGGCTTAGAAGCGTAAACAATATATAATGGCAAATGCAAAAATAAGTAACAATTCAGTATTCGTTCCAACGTCTGATATCACAAGTATAGACGGTCTAGCTGGCTACACTGGGAGTGGTAATGTTAAGATAACAGGAACAGCTCTTAAAGCCAGTGTATTGACAGGTGCAATAACATCTATCACAGCTTCAGCACCATTATCTAGAACCGCTGGAAATACTCCTACAATATCAATATCTCAAGCAGACGCAACTACAGACGGATACTTAAGTAGTAGCGACTGGGTTACTTTTAATAGTAAAGGAAGTGGTACGGTAACAGCTGTTACTGGCACTGCACCTGTTTCTGTAACTTCTGGAAATACACCTGTTGTTTCAATGTCTGCCGCGAATGGATCTACAAATGGTTATTTAACATCTACAGACTGGACAACGTTTAATAATAAGAGTAATTTTAGTGGAGCTTATGCTGATCTTACAGGTAAACCTACTATACCTACTAACAATAATCAACTTACTAATGGAGCTGGATATATAACGTCTTCTTCTTTACCAACTGTAGGTAATGGTACTTTAACTATAACCGTTGATGGATCTGCAAGCACTTTTACAGCTAATCAATCAACTAACACTAATATATCATTCACTACTGGTAGCGGAACTAGTATACCTGTATCTGACGAAGGAACTCAAATAACAGCAGGTGTTACTAGTTTTAACTTTGTGGGTGCTGGGGTAACAGCTACAAATAGCTCTAACGATGTGACAATTAATATACCTGGCGGAGGCAGCGGAAGCGGTACGGTGACAAGCGTATCTGCTTTAACTTTAGGAACTTCAGGCAATGACTTGTCAAGTAGTGTTGCTGATAGTACTACAACACCTGTAATAACTTTAAATGTACCAAGTGCATCGACTAGTAATAGAGGAGCATTAACATCAGCTGACTGGACGACTTTCAATAACAAAACAGATAACACAGGTACAGTAACTCAAATAATAGCTAGCTCACCTTTAACAGGTGGTACTATAACTAGTTCAGGAACAATTGGTATACCTCAAGCAGGTACGGCAGCAGATGGATATCTTAGTCAAACTGATTGGAACACTTTTAATGACAAAACAGATACAACTGGAACCGTAACAAACGTTAGTGGTACAGCTCCAATAAGTGTCACTAATGGTAATACAACTCCAGCTATCTCTATAGCACAAGCAAGCACTAGTGTTAATGGTTTTTTGTCTGCTACTAATTGGACTACGTTCAATAACAAGCAGGATGCATTAGTTAGTGGTACTAATATTAAAACTATAAATGGTAACAGTATATTAGGATCTGGCAATCTTGTAGTTTCTGGAAGCGCTAATAATAATACTATAACTTTAACAGCAGGCACAGGTTTAACTGGAGGAGGTAGTTTCACGCTTAATCAAAGTTCTGACGATACTATAACGTTTAATAATTCTATTACAAACAACAATCAATTAACAAACGGTAGTAATTTCATAACTGCATCTTCATCTGATACCCTAACAAACAAAAGTGGTAGTAACTCACAATGGACAAACGATGCAGGATATATAACATCTGCGTCTTTACCTACTGTTAATGACGGAGAGCTTACTATAACTGTTGATGGAACAGCAACTACATTTACAGCTAATCAGTCAGGTAATTCAAGCGTTTCTATAACAACTGGCAGCAGTGACAACTTTTACGTTACAGGAGCATCTTACTCAGCTGGTACTTTAACGTTAACCAGAAATGGTGGTTTAGCTAATTTAACAGCCACTGGATTTTTACAAATAGGAACTTCTTCAACAACGGCTTTAGCTGGTGACACTACTACAATAACTACAGCACAGGCAAATGAGATAACCGCTAATACAGCTAAGGTTGGAATAACCACGGCACAAGCAAATGAAATTACAGCTAATACTGCTAAGGTAGGTATTACGACAACTCAAGCTAATGAAATAATTGCTAACAACGCTAAAGTTACTTTTCCAGGTTTTGGCACTACTGCAGGTACAGCTTTAGAAGGAAACACAGCAATACCAGCAGCCGCTAATAATGCTACTATAACTATAGCAGCTGGAACAGGCTTAACTGGTGGTGGTAGTTTCACGACTAATCAATCAGGAGCTAGTACTATAACACTTAATGCCTCAGGTAGTTCAGGTGGTGGTTTTCCATCGGCTGTAACTGCTTCTTCAGCAGCAGCAACAAGTGCATCTGTAGATACTCTTTATACTATTACAACCACAGGCGGTGTTGCTGATATAGTTGTAACATTACCAACAGCTGCTAGTAATAGTGGTAAGATAATAGGTGTCAAATGGGCTGCTCAAAACGCCGTAACTGATACTGTACAAATAAAAACTATAAGTAGTCAAACTATAGATGGTACTAATAGTACAACAGATGGTTTACAACTTCCATCTCTTCACACTTACTATGAAGTAATCAGCGATGGTTCTAATTGGTGGATAAAATAATATGAGTTACATAGATCCTTCAAGAAGTGGAACAACTTTTGGTGTAGTTGATTTTAACGATATATTTGCACCTACCGCTACGATCGATTGGCAAAATATATTATCAGACATGGACACTGTTATATGTAAAATTCCATTTACTGATTCAGCTAGTAATAATTTAAACGCTTACCATCTGTTAACAGCATATGAAGACGCTGTCGGTAAATATCATTGGTATGGTCCAGGCATATATCAGTGTGTCAACACTACTTCGTCCACTATGACAATGGGTGATGCAGTTTGTATTTCTACTAGAGCAGCTGATGCAGCTACAAGTAGTAGACCTGTTATAAAAATAGGCACAACATCAACCGATGTTGATTTTCCATTTGGAGTTGTATTAGAACCAATAGCTGCTCAAGGAGTAGGTTCTGTAGCTATGGCTGGTGTATGGCCAGTGAAAAGAGGTAGTAATTCACTTGCTTTTAGACAGCATATAGTAATTGACAATAGCCCGACAGGTGTAGTAAACGATACTTCATCAGGAACTAAAGGAGCTATGGGTAAATTAATTAAGCAAAGTTATGATATAATAGTAGATGGTGGAGACACTGAAAACGGAGCTATAATATTAATGTGGGGAACTTCAAAAGAAATATTTTAATATGAGTTATAAACCTATACCTTTCACTTACGGTGTTAAAACACTTAGTCAAATTAACGCTCTCACTGGAATGAAAGAAGGTGATACAGTATATAATTCTACATGGCAGATAATAGAAATATATAGTGGAACAAATTGGGTTAATAATCAGTCTGTAGAATATCTAACTACTTCAGCTATTGTTATACCTAAATCAGGTACTATACCATCAGGTGATAGATCCGGTAATGCTTATCCAGATGATGGAGGTTATAATATATCTCAAACGTCAACAGGAGATTGCGAATTAGGTAACGCAGATCAAAATGATTTCCTTGGATGTAAAATAAGAGGTACATCAGCTTCAGGAACTGCATCTAGGATTGTGGTAGCATTTAGTGGTAAATGGCCGCTGTTTATGGAGAACGATGCTAATAAAGGGGAATTTGTAGTAATAGATAGTACAGCTGGAAATTTTAGAGCTACAACATCTGCTTCATCAGATCACGTAGGCAGCGTAGTAGATTCTGATGCGTCAACTGGTTCTGATACATACAGGAATTACACCTGCGCATTACAAACAGTAGAATTACAATAGTATGTCGTATCAAAGGTTTTATAAATTTGGAAAAAGAAACAGAACTAATATACAGAGATTGATAGATGGTAATGATTTACCAGAGTCAACAATGAAAAACGGTGATGGAGTATTTAATACTACATATGAAATGGGTATGGCGTGGACTGATAATCCTACTAATGCTGGAGTGTTTATGAGTGGTGATATGATGCAAATGCTACCTGACTCTTCTGGAACAACATATTTTGGCCAAAGATGGATATCAGCTGATGCACCATCAATGTCAAATACAGCTACTGGCGTTGTTGAAGGACCTACTAGTTCTACGTATTGGGAAAACGCTATAGGTGTATCTTTTAACACTTCGCCATCTTCAGGTGATTATTGGGCTATACAACACACGGGAGTAGCAACTCTTAATTGGTCTCCAGGAGGAACAGCTAATTTAAGAAACTTAGTAGAAGGTGACACCTCTGAAGAAGGTAGAGGAGCTGATGCTGGAACAGGAGCAAGTGGTACTTTTGGTAATATAGTAAACACTGTTAGCGTTGAAAGTGGTTTTGTAGAAATATTAATAGGAGTTGCTGAAACTTTATAACAAAATATTATGATAGGAAATAAAATTGGAATACCATATAAAAACAAGTGATATTATAAATACACACAAGAATAACAATTAAATTAAATTAAATGAGTAAAATAAATAAAGAACATTTAGATGCTATAGTAGACCAGCAAACTAGATTAAATAAAGCTTTAACTGAAATTGGTTTAGTAGAAGCTAGAAAGCATGCTATGCTACATGAGATGACTATAGTTAATCAAGAAATTGAAGACTTTAAAAAAGTTTTAGAAAAAGAATATGGACAAGTAAACATAAATCTTGAAGATGGTTCTTACACTGAAATAAAAGAATTAGAAGAAGCTAATGTCTAATATTATAAGGAAAATTAGTATAGGCTCTGATTACAAAAATGATGCTATGCATTACTCTGTAGGTCAAGAAGTTTATGGTGGACATACTATATGTAATATATTAAACAATGAATCTAGCGGTGAATACTCTATTTATATTAAAAAAAACGAAGAGGTGTTACCATGGAAAAGGTTTAATAGTAATATGGCTATAGCGGTTGAATTTGATTTAAAGTATTAATGAAAAGTCTTTATCAATTTATTGTTAAACCTTATAAAAAAAGGTACGACAATACTACTAATATCGAAGACAAAGAACTTATAGTTAATACTAGTATAGAAGATCATAAGTTTGTAAGTAAAAAAGCTGTAATAGTTTCTACTCCTGCAGCTTTTGATACTGATATAAAAGTAGGTGATACAGTTTACGTGCATCATAATATTTTTAGAAGGTATTATGATATGAAAGGAAAAGAAAAGAATTCTTCTACTTTTTTTAAAGATGATTTATATTTTTGCAATATAGATCAAATTTATATGTATAATCTTAACTGTCATCTAGACTATTGCTTTGTAAAACCTGTAAAAGGAGAGTCTTATCTAACAACTAATAATGAGAAAGAACACTTTGGTATACTTAAGTATAGTAATAGTTCGTTAGAAGCTGTAGGATTAAAACCTGGAGCTTTAGTTATATTTACTCCCAACTCAGAGTTTGAGTTTATTATAGAAGGCGAACGTCTTTATTGTATGAAATCTAATGATATAGCCGTAACACATGGATACGAAGAAAACTAAGAAAAAAATTATAGAAGCAGGGCAGAGAGCTATTGACGAATTAATCAAAGTAGCTAAAGAAAAAATAGTAGATTCAGACGACGACGTTTCAGCTGATAGACTTAAAAATGCTGCTGCTACTAAAAAGTTAGCTATAATGGATGCTTTTGAGATTTTAACAAAAATCAATGAAGAGGAAGAAATGTTAAGTGAAAAGCCAAAAGAGAAAAAAGAAGAAAGAGCTTTTAAAGGTTTTGCAGAAGGGCGTAGTAAATGAGTCACAATCAAACACTTTGGCACGAAGTAAAAGATTATATAAATCCTAAGATATTATCTAAAAATAATAGATATAAAAAATGGGAGTATGGTTATAATGCAGATTATGATTTTATAGTAATTAGTAAAACTGGACAAATTGGACAGATCATTGAAATTCAAAACCTCCGTATTGCTTTACCAAAAGCAGACAAACCTTTTAAACGAAGCGAAAATAAAGAGGAGCAATATTGGGAACAATACGAATACCCAAAAGAATTAAAGAGAATTAAAAGTAGATTTGATTGGGATGAATATCCTACAGATTTTAAAGAAAAATGGTTTGATTATATAGATGAAGAATTTCAACGTAGATCAGATGGCTACTGGTTTTATAATAACGGTATGCCTACTTACATCACTGGTACTCATTACATGTATCTGCAGTGGTCAAAAATCGATATCGGAGCACCTGACTATAGAGAAGCAAATAGACTCTTCTTTATATTCTGGGAAGCATGTAAAGCCGATAGCAGATGTTATGGAATGTGTTATCTTAAAAACAGACGGTCTGGTTTCTCCTTTATGTCATCGGCAGAGCTTGTTAACCAGGCAACTATATCTTCAGATGCCAGATTCGGTATCTTATCAAAATCTGGAGCAGATGCTAAAAAAATGTTCACAGACAAAGTTGTACCAATATCCGTTAACTATCCGTTTTTTTTCAAACCAATCCAAGATGGTATGGATCGTCCAAAAACCGAACTGGCGTATAGGGTACCAGCTTCGAAGCTTACTAGACGTAAACTAGATGACAATGTTAAGTTAGCTGAACTAGAAGGATTAGATACAACTATAGATTGGAAAAATACGGGTGACAACTCTTATGATGGTGAAAAGTTAAAAATATTAGCTCACGATGAAAGTGGTAAATGGGAAAGACCTGATAACATATTAAATAACTGGAGAGTAACAAAGACTACATTAAGGCTAGGACGAAGGATCGTAGGTAAATGTATGATGGGCTCGACTTCAAATGCATTAGACAAAGGTGGAAACAATTTTAAAAAACTCTATACAAATTCAGACGTTAGAAAAAGAAATAGAAACGGACAAACATCTTCTGGCTTGTACTCTCTTTTCATCCCTATGGAATGGAACTACGAAGGATTCATGGATACTTTTGGACTACCTGTATTCACTACGCCAGAAAATAAAACAATCGGAAGAGACGGTGTTGAAATTACAATCGGAGTAATTGAGCATTGGGATAATGAAGTAGATGGTCTCAAGTCTGATCAAGACAGTTTAAATGAATACTACAGACAATTCCCTAGGACCGAGGCCCACGCTTTTAGAGATGAGACTAAGAATAGTCTATTTAATCTAACTAGAATATATCAACAAATTGACTACAATGAAGAAGTAAACAATTTGTCAGCTACAACAAAAGGTAGTTTTATGTGGAGCAACGGTATAAAAGATACATCAGTTGTTTTTGTACCCAATAGAGACGGTAGATTTATAATATCCTGGGTTCCACCTAAAAATCTTCAAAATAGAGTGATTATAAAAAATGGTGTTAAATACGCAGGGAATGAACATATTGGAGCATTTGGATGTGATAGCTACGACATTAGTGGTACTGTGGATGGTAAAGGTTCTAATGGATCACTACATGGATTAACTAAGTTTTCTATGGAAGATGCACCTCCTAATCACTTCTTTCTTGAATACATAGCTAGACCACAAACTGCCGAGATATTCTTTGAAGAAATATTGATGGCTTTAGTATTTTATGGTATGCCTATACTTTGTGAAAACAATAAACCTAGATTCTTGTATTATCTAAAAAGAAGGGGTTATAGAGGTTTTAGTATTAACAGACCGGATAAAGTTTGGAATAAGTTATCTACCACAGAGAAAGAAATAGGTGGAATACCAAACTCAAGCGAAGATATTAAACAAGCACACGCTGCAGCTATAGAAAGTTATATAGAAGATCATGTTGGAGACTTAGGTGGTAAACTAGGAGATATGTATTTTCAAAAAACACTAGAAGACTGGGCTCAATTTGACATAAATAATAGAACTAAACACGATGCTTCTATAAGCTCAGGTTTAGCTATAATGGCTTGTAATAAAAATAAGTATAGACCAGTCGCGGAAAGAATTAAAAAGAGTATTGACTTTGGAATAAAAAAGTTTAATAACGATGGAAGTTTATCACAAATAATAAAATAAATGCAAATACAAACTTATAATGGCAGTTCGTTTCCTGATCAGGTAGTACCTGAAGAGGTTAAGCAGAGTATAGAGTATGGTAGACAAGTTGGTAGAGCTATTGAAGGTGACTGGTTTAGTGGTACTAGATCAGGTGTTTCAGGTAGATTTAATACTAACTATAATACATTTAGAAATTTAAGATTATATGCTCGAGCCGAACAGTCTGTTCAAAAGTACAAAGATGAACTAGCTATTAATGGTGATTTATCTTACTTAAACTTAGACTGGAAACCTGTGCCAATCATACCTAAGTTTGTTGATATTGTAGTAAATGGTATGGACAGTAAGCTTTATGATGTTAAAGCATATGCTCAAGATCCTGAGTCTTTAAAAAAGAGAACAGAATATGCTGCTAAATTACTTAGAGACATACAAGCGCAAGAACTAATAGATCAAATACAGCAGGTTACGGGTATGAATATGTATTCTACAGATAACCCAGAAGATCTACCTCAGAATAAAGAAGAGCTAGACGTTCATATGCAATTGACATATAAGCAGTCTATAGAAATAGCAGAAGAAGAAGCTATAAACAATACACTAGCTTTTAACAAATACGATCTAACTAGACGTAGAATGGCAGAAGATCTTGTGATACTAGGCATAGGAGCTGTTAAAACAAGTTTTAATCTATCTGAAGGTGTTAAAGTTGATTACGTTGATCCTGCAAATTTAGTGTATTCTTACACAGAAGATCCTAATTTTCAAGACATATGGTATGTTGGAGAGGTTAAGTATATAAGTTTAAGTGAAATTAAAAAAGAGTTTCCTCAATTAACTGACGACGAGTTAGAGACAATACAAAAATATCCTGGCAGTGAAAGTTATAATTATCAATTTAATGGTAGAAGAGACGGCAACAGTATAGCTGTACTTTACTTTGAATACAAGACATATCAAGATCAAGTGTTTAAAATAAAGCAAGGCGCTACTGGTTTAGAAAAAGCTTTAGAAAAACCTGACACCTTTAATCCACCTAAAAATGATAATTTTGATAGAGTACAAAGATCTATAGAAGTGTTATATGAAGGAGCTAAGATACTTGGCCATGAAATGATATTAAAATGGGAGCTAGGTAAAAACATGGTTAGACCTGATGCTAATTTAGTAAAGGTTAATATGAATTATAACATATGTGCGCCTAAGATGTATAAAGGTCGTATAGAATCTTTAGTAGGTAGGATGACAGGTTTTGCTGATATGATACAATTAACGCATTTAAAACTACAACAAGTTTTGGCTAGAGTAGTTCCTGACGGTGTATTTCTTGACGTTGATGGTTTAGCAGAAGTTGATTTAGGTAATGGTACAAATTATAACCCAGCAGAAGCATTAAATATGTATTTTCAAACTGGTAGTATATTAGGTAGGTCAATGACTCAAGATGGTGGTGCTAATCCAGGTAAAGTACCTATACAGGAGTTACAAAGTTCTAGTGGAGGTGCTAAAATGCAAAGTCTTATACAAACTTATCAATACTATTTGCAAATGATGAGAGACGCTACTGGATTGAATGAGGCAAGAGATGGTAGTGTTCCCAACAAAGACTCTTTAGTTGGTTTACAAAAGCTAGCCGCGGCAAATTCTAATACAGCTACAAAACACATAGTACAAGCTAGTTTATATTTGTCAGCTAAAACAGCAGAAAACATATCATTTAGAATTTCAGATGCTTTAGAATTTCCTTTGACTAAAGAAGCTTTAAGATCTAGTATAAGTTCTTATAACGTAGGAACACTAGAAGACATGTATAAGTTAAACTTATATGAGTTTGGTATATACCTAGATCTAACACCTGATGAGGAAGAGAGAGCTATGTTAGAACAAAACATACAAGCTTCTATACAACAAGGTAGCATAAATCTCGAAGATGCTATAGAAATAAGAGAGATTAAAAACTTAAAACTAGCTAACCAAGTTCTTAAGTTTAAGAGAAAGCAGAAGATGGCTCAAGATCAAGCTAATCAACAAGCTCAAATTCAAGCACAAGCTCAAGCACAAGCTGAAACTGCTGAAAGAACAGCTATGGCTGAGGTTCAAAAGAGACAAGCTATGGCTGAAACAGAACTTCAAATAGAACAAGGTAAAGTTGAGTTTGAAATAAAGAAACTAGAACAAGAAGCTGTTATAAAGAGACAAATAATGGAGGTTCAACATCAATATGATTTAGAACTTAAACAAATGGATGTAGAGAGAATAACAGCTAAAGAAGAAATGATTGAAGACAGAAAAGACAAAAGAACAAAATTAGAAGGTAGTCAGCAGAGCGAAATGATAAATCAAAGGTCTACTGATGGACCACCTGTTGATTTCAATGCTAAATACAGTGACTTATTATCACAGTAAAAATTAATAACTATTATATTATATTATGTCAGAAGAAATAAAAGAAACATCTGGAGGTGAATTAACCCAGGGTGAATTTAAAATTAAAAAGAAACCTAAAAATTTAGGTTCAAAAAAAGAAGAAATAATAACAAAGGTTGATTTCAGTAAAAAAGAAGAAACTGAACCTGAAGTTACAAAAGTAGATTTAACAAGTGAAAAACCTGTAGAAAACGAAGTAGAACAAGTAATTACTGAAGTAGAAAAGAAAGAAGAAAAACTTGAAGATACTCCAGAACCAGAGATAGAAGTTAAAGAAAGAATAGTAGAATTACCAAGTGATTTAAAAAAAGTAGTAGACTTCATGGAGGACACAGGTGGAAGTTTACAAGATTATGTAAGATTAAATCAAGACTATTCTTCAGTTGATGAAACAACACTTTTAAGAGAATACTACAAAAATACTAAACCACATTTAGACTCAGAAGAGATTGACTTTATAATGGAAGACAATTTCAACTATGATGAAGAAGTGGATGAAGATCGCGATATCCGTAAAAAGAAATTAGCGAAAAAAGAAGAAATTGCAAAGGCCAGAAACTTTTTGGAAGAAACAAAAAGTAAATATTACGAGGAGATCAAGTTGAAACCCAACGTAAACGAGGATCAAAAAAAAGCTATGGACTTTTTCAATAGATACAACGACAAACAACAACACTTAAGCAAGCAAAAAGAAGATTTTATTAATAAGACTAAAAATTATTTTTCTGAGGATTTCAAAGGTTTTGAGTTTAACTTAGGAGAAAAAACTTTTAATTATAATGTTAATAATAAAGATCAGGTAGCTAATGAACAAGCGGAACTACAGACCTTAGTTAAGAAGTTCTTAAACGATAAAGGCGCTATAGAAGACGTAGAAGGTTATCACAAGGCTTTATATGCTGCTAAAAATGCTGATACCATTGCACAACACTTTTATGAACAAGGCAGAGCCGATGGAATTAAAAATATTGTAAATAAATCTAAAAATATTGATACGGCTTCAAGGCCACAAAATAATAAAGATATATTTATAAATGGTTTAAAAGTAAAAGCAATTAACGGTGTTGATAGTTCTAAGTTGAAAATACAAAAACGAAACAAAAACTAAAAACTAAAAATTATGAGTTTAGTAACTGGCGGGAGTTTTCCTGCATCAATTATTCCAGCGCAAAAAAAGATGGCGTTGGAAACAAACTTTCTAGACTTCAATAACGGAGCTAATGATTTTGCACAGCAATATCTACCTGAGCTTTATGAAGCAGAAGTAGAAAGATACGGAAACAGAACATTATCTGGTTTCTTGAGAATGGTTGGAGCTGAAATGCCAATGACTTCAGATCAAATTATCTGGTCAGAGCAGAACAGATTACACATTGCTTACAAAGGACTTCATGCTGGAACTACTATAACAGGTGGACCGGTTTTTACATGTAGACCTAGTTTAGCAGCTCCAAACACTACTACTAGTATGGCTATTAGAAAAGGACAAACAGTTTTATTATCTGACGGTGGTTTAATTACTGCTAAAGTTTATGTAACTGAACTAACTAGTAATGATTCTAAGTTTAAATGTAAAGTATACGGATCTAACACATTGCCTAGTGCTTTAACAAGTGGAACAAATGTAAATATGTTTGTTTATGGTTCTGAATTTGAAAAAGGTTCTTTTGGTATGGACGGTTCTATCGAACCATCTTTCACTCAATTTTCTAATAGACCTGTAATTATTAAAGATAAGTATGAAATCAATGGTTCTGATACTGCTCAAATTGGGTGGGTTGAAGTTGCAACTGAAGACGGAACATCTGGATATTTATGGTATTTAAAAGCTGAGTCTGAAACTAGATTACGTTTTGAAGATTATTTAGAAATGGCAATGGTTGAAGGTGAGCTTGCTGCTGCAGGTTCTGCTTTTGTTGCTGGTCAAGCTAACGTACCTGGATTTGGTGCATCTGCTGGATTAGCCGGATCTAATGGTGTTGCTATTAATGCAAAAGGAACTGAAGGTTTATTTGCTGCAATTATAGCTAGAGGAAATGTTATGTCTGGATTTAATGCTGGAACTGGTATTTCTGATTTTGATCAAATTCTTAAAAACTTAGATACTCAAGGAGCTATTGAAGAAAACATGCTTTTCTTAAACAGAGCTACTGATTTAGGTTTTGACGATATGCTATCTCAAATCTCTAGCGGTTTCGCTGGTGGTACTGCTTATGGTTTATTTGAAAACTCTGAGCAAATGGCATTAAACCTAGGTTTCTCTGGTTTCAGAAGAGGTTCTTATGACTTCTACAAAACTAGCTGGAAATACTTAAATGACGCTTCTACAAGAGGTGCTATTGGTACTCCTGGAATTGATGGTGTATTAATACCTGCTGGAACTTCAACTGTTTATGACCAAGTATTAGGTACAAACATTAGAAGACCATTCTTGCACGTAAGATACAGAGCTTCACAAGCTGATGACAGACGATACAAAAACTGGATCACTGGATCTGTTGGAGGTGCTTACACTTCTGATTTAGATGCTATGGAGGTTCACTTTTTATCTGAAAGATGTCTTGTGACTCAAGCTGCTAACAATTTCGTATTGTTCCAAGCTTAAGATTACTATAAAGAGTTAGGGGTGTCAAAAAGCACAAGCTCAAAAAGGCACCCCAACCTTTATTTTTATTAATTATATTATATTATATCATGTCAAAAACAAAAGAAATACAAGCCCCTAAATGGGAGATTAAAACTAGATCATATAAATTATCTGGACCACATTCACCTCTTACTTTTACACTTCAATCTAAACATAGCTCAAGGTATCCTTTGCTATGGTTTGATGAAGAAACAGGAGAGCAAAGAGAATTAAGATATGCAACTAATCAAAACTCACCATTTGTAGACGAACAAAAAGGTGAATGCACATTAGGTCATATCGTTTTTGAAAACGGATTATTAACTATTCCTAAACAAAAAAATAAATTTACAAAAATTACTATCATTATATCATCCATATGCAGGTATAAAATTTCATGAATTATTACCTCAAAAACAAGCAGAAGATCAATTAGATCAAATGGATTATCAATTAGAAGCAATGAATGCTGCTAAGAATTTAGATATTGATCATGCAGAAGCTATACTTAGAGTAGAAAAAGGAAGTAGCGTTTCTAGTATGACTTCTAAAGAAATTAAAAGAGATGTTATGCTAATGGCAAAACAAAACCCAGCAAATTTCATATCAATAGCTAATGACGACAATGTAGGTTTAAGAAACGTAGGTATTAAAGCTGTTGAGCAATCAATAATTAAATTATCTCAAGATCAAAGAGCTTTTCATTGGGGATCAAATGATAGAAAATTACTAACAATACCTTTTGAAGAAAATCCATACTCAGCTTTAGCTGCTTGGTTTAAAACAGATGAAGGCGTTGATGTTTTTAAAACTATTCAGAAAAAGTTACAATAGTATGTAACTATAATATAGTGAAGGGTCACTTAAAATGTGGCCCACTCACTATTAACATAAAATATTAAAATGGCAATAAACGTAAAT